TATCAGGTGTTGAAGCAGCATATATCCCTGACGTTGTTTCTACAAATGGTTCACTGACATATAATGCGGAAAATGGAAGGATAAAATTAGTATCAGGATATTTTAATTTTGCGGAGGATTTAAATATTAGCTATGTTCCCGTTTAGAGAAATAAATATACCTAAACTTATTTACCAGATAAACAGACCTAATTATATGGTAAATAATGAATACAGGTTGAACAACTTCTATAAGCTGTTGTTATGTTTGTTATATCCTTTTATCTTACTATGGAACGAATATAATACAAAAAGGCAACGGGCATATAAAATCGCTGCCTGCCAATATGGGAAGCAACAAGTAATAGATATTCTTAATGACCTATACGACCCTGACGGGAGGCATATAGAGGCTATAAGTATCACTTCAAATAAAGTATATCTATATCCTTCAGATTATGAAGCTGGCGAAAAAGTATATTGGAGCGATAAAGACTATACGACTGGGGGAAAGTCATATTTATATACTTCATCTTTGACAACAGGAGTAATTATAAATTACCCGTCTTATTTAGAAGAAAATAAAGATACATTTTCAGAATTTACCCAAACTGTAGATTCATTAATAATATGGGGGATAAAATATAAACTAAAATCAGTACAATATGCTCAAAGACACAATATTATCATATATAAACGATGATGGCAATCTTGTTTATATAAATGACTTAGTAAGCGCATTTGATAACTGGCAAAGCGCATTAGGGATATTTTTAGGGGCAAGTAATTACAAATTCATTGATATTAGTATGTCTAATGAGATGGATTCGGCTACTTTTACTTCTGGGACTACCCAGCTTATATTTAAAACCTCTTCATCTCTACCGTCATTAGCTACAGGGACTATAATAATTGCGACCTGCAATAAAACATTTACTGTTACAGAACAAAATAGAGCGACTGTATATGTATGGTTAAGCGATGTAGAACAACGTTCGTCAGAAACAGGGCAAGAATATACAGCTATAAAAAGAGCATTATTTAGCAATACTCAACCTACAGGAATATCCGAAGTGGCTACAATCGACTTAACATGGGCTGTAGGTATGGACGGGTATTCATTCTATCACACATATGATTGGCGGGCGAATCTGGTATTACCGTCAAGTATAGGTTTATCAGACATAGCAAATGGGGCTGTAGGAACCCTAAAGATAGCTGACGGAGCCGTCACCTCCGAAAAGATAGCTGACGGCACTATTTCGACTCCAGATATAGCTGACGGAGCCGTCACCTCGGCTAAAATAGGGGATTATCAAGTAACAGAACGGAACATTGGATTAGGCTCAATATCTAATGACGCACTACAATCCGGTTCAGTATCAAATGAAAAAATTATAGATTATAGTATAAACTCCACGAAAATTGCTGCACGTGCCGTTACTGATATTAAACTTAACCTGACTCCTTATTTCTTAGGCAAATATGCAATATACGCAAATTCATCCCAATTAAAGGAAACTGATAATGCGATAAATAATAAAACATTATTTGAAACGCCAAATATTCCTAATGGCGGGACATTTGTAAACTCAAATAATCCACAAATGTCTTTAAATTTTACTGGAGCAAAAATACAATCAGTAATAGTAAGCGCATATAATTTAAATGATAATAATACCCAAATATTTCCTAAAGTTCAATATAATTATGGGGCTAATTCTGTTACAATTTTTGCAGATAGTATATCACGACCTTATAATGTTATATTTAATGTGATTGTATTTTTAATGAAATAATATTATGGAGAATCAGGCGGGAGGATTTCAGGGATTTTTAGGGAGTTTATTTGCTGTAGTAATAAGCTACATAGCCCCTATATATGATTATGTTATAATTATCGCTTATATATTCTTGATAAACTTTATAATAGGATTGATAGAAGATATCATTGTAAAACAGAAAACGTTTAAATGCAAAAAGTTTTACTTCTGCTTATGTGAGATGTTAGTGTTTTATCTTTTAGTAGGGAGCGTTTATTTTATAGGTGATAAATTCCATAACAAAGAAATGGCGTTACAGTGCATATCGGCAATTGTAGCAATCGTCACGTATTTTTATTCATTGAACATACTGACTAACATAAAATCATTGCTTCCGAATAATAGGGCAATATCTTTTATACATTATATAGTAAGCTTTGAGATAGTAAAGAAAATACCATATTTTAAAGAATTTGAAACACATGAAGCATCTGAATCAAATAGGAGCAAAGGGGCTTAACCTTATAAAGGAATTTGAGGGGTTAAGACTGGTTGCATATAAGTGTCCAGCCGGAGTATGGACTATCGGGTATGGGCATACATATAATGTAAAAGAAGGCGATGTAATAACAGAGGCTAAAGCAACGGAATTTCTTTTAGATGATATTTCTAATGCTGTAGATATAGTATCCGGCTCAACTATGGATGTGGAATTGACACAAAACCAGTTTGACGCATTAGTCTCTTTTACTTATAATGTCGGGGTGAAGAACTTTTCGGATTCTACACTTTTGCGTAAAGTGAAATTAAATCCGAATGACCCTACTATCGCTAATGAGTTCAAGAAATGGATATATGCGGGGAAAGAAGTGCTTTCAGGACTTGTAAGGAGAAGGAAGGCAGAATCTGAATTATATTTTAAGAAATGAGGAAATTTGGGGTGTTATTGGTTCTCTCGCTCTTTCTGTCCTTTGCTTGTGGCTATGTCATAGGCAAACATGCCAATACACCCCAAATAGAGGCTCATACAGACACTTTCGTGATAACGAGGGTAGATACTATCATTGACACGCTTTTGATTCCAAAATACATCAAAATAAAGGAGACTATCAGGGACACGTTGTATGTTCCTGAACTTTCTAAGCCGGCAGAAGTAGAAATACCGATATCTGAATACTGTTTTGAAGATTCTACATATTCAATATGTATGACCGGATATAAGGTAGAGGCTAAAAAGATAGAGGTTTATTCTCCAGTCAAGTATTTAACCATAACAAAAACTGAAACGCATATTAAAAAAAAGAAAAGCCACTTCAGCTTAGGATTGCAGGCAGGATATGGTTACGCCATTTCTTGTAATAAATTTTCTCCATATCTCGGTTTTGGTGCACAATGGAATTTTCTAACATTTTAGTGTGTTGGTAGTATAGAGGATAGAAATATTCTCATGCTATTAAAAAAAAGGCTGCAACTTTCGTTGTAGCCTTTTCTACATTATCATTTAATATGAAAAAAATTAAGTGGTGACAACTATTTTCACAAACCGTTGTAGATACATACGAATATTAAACACTATGCAAATATATAAAAACTCCCCGAATTTCACAATTTGGGGAGCCTCATTTGCCAATTTTTCTGTTTTCCGAAATGCTGTACTTAATGATATGTACAAATATAAAAAATCCCGTCTATTTTCACAAACAAACGGGATAAATACGTATTAAAAATAATGAATAATAATGTTTAACTAAAACTAAGCTTGTCAGATTGTATTAAAAAGAATAGGTATTTGTCTCTTATTTTTCTTGTTATTTTAACCATTAAATCTGCCGTTGTATCGTCAAATTGGTTGAAGTTATCATTTATATAATCATATATCTTTTGCAATTCTGATATAGTATCCTTTAGCATCATTTCAAGAGAAGGAATAAATTTAATAGGCTCTATAAAGGAAAATTTTAAATATTGTTCAAAATTATAGGGCGGTATCCCTCCGGTTACTACAGTGCTTTCCGCAATTTCATCTACAAAATCTATTAGTTTTTCGTTTATTTCGTCAAAATACGGATGATAAGTCATAAAGTCGTGCCCTACCATAGTCCAGTGACGGGCTTTAATATTCTCAGCGCATATTTTTAATGACGCTTGTATAATATTTAGAATTTCCTCTGTTTCCATGATTTATATTTTAAAAAGGACAATCATCATTATTATTATTTCGACTATTATTGTTTTGTTGTGTCTCTGTTTTATTTGTTTTTATTTCAACTCCTTTACCGCAGAATATTTTAGGTTGATTTGACAATCTTTCTTCTGCATTTTGATTTATGTAAACTGTAATGTCACTTCCGTAAGGGTCTGGCTGTTTACGTTTACATGCACATAGCTTAACAACATTGGCTTCATTCCCATTTTTCCGCAGGAAATTTTTTATTTTATCCGAGGGGATTTGGCTCAAATCTATTTCAATAACAATCATTTCCATACACAAATATATTAAATTTTATAATTCAACGTATATTTCTCGTTCATTTTCTTGTTTATCCGAGTTGTATAAATCCGCTAACTCTTTTAAGTTATCAGGACTTATAATAAATAAACATCCCTTTTTGTTTTTTTCCTTTATAGCTACAAGAGGTATTTTCCCCTCTTTCTTAGCTTTTTTAGAAGTATCATCAAATAATCTCCATATCGAAAACGATTCACGTAGTTTGCATTCTATGTAAATATCAGGGTGCATAGAATCGGAGTGAGTATTATGCCCTGAATTGCTACCTGAAAGGGGGACTCTTTTAGTCCCAAAAATGGCTGCTACTGCTGCCTCGAATCTTTGCCATGTTCTTTTACTTGTTGCCATATTATTTTATTTTGAATAAATCTACTCTGTCACATAGGAATACTGTATTTTTTTCAACCCTTGTATTATCTATGATTTCTTGATAATGTTCTTTATGTTTAGATATATATCTTTGCGGGAAAGGAATCCATTTGTAGCCTCTGTAGTTTTTAAAACAGTCCACTATTGCAGGTTGAGGTCTATTGTCTGAATCTATACGTTTCCACGAAGATTTTTTTATAAGTTGCCAAATAACATTGTTGTCATGACCGAAAATAGGTAATATCTGTTTTATAAATAAATCGGGAAAATTGTAATCATTTATATGATTATTAAATGTATCATCATACACAAACCTAATATAAATTGGTTCTGGTGCTATTTTTTCTGCAAGATAAGTTAAATTATAAACAGTAATCCATAGCGATTCATAATATTCTACCAATCCATGACAATTTATAAACATACCAAATTTTTTGTCATATCTTATTCTGAAGTCAAAGTATCTTACTCCATGTTTGAACTGTTCATATATTGTCAACTTCTGGCATTTTGACGTAAAGTTAATCAGCTTCATCCACCATTTGCGTGGTTCCAGATATGTGTTTGCGTTGTGCGCTCCGAGTATCTTTTTCATAATTGCTCTATCGTGTTATAACTACATAATATTTCAAAATAATTTTTCTTCCTGTATTTTTTAAATCTTTCTTCTGTCTTGAAAAGGTTGGTTAACGTTTTATCTCCTGAAAAATATTCTTTCTCAGTTATATTTTCATACTCCGAGAATTCTTTAATGCAATACATAGCTCTTGCCTGATTAGCAATATATCTATTTTTAGCGAATAATCTATGTTTGCGCCCTAAGAAGAAGAAATAAAATACCTTTTTCATTATAAATCATTTTTTAATGTCATTTCTCCTAAAAAAGGAGTGAACTCGCTTTTATCCCATTTTTCACTATATCTAAGGCTATAATAATAACATTTAAATCTGGATTAAACGCTAAAATAGGGAATTCTTCCCAAGAAATATCAGCGCGATTTACTCTTGTCTGTATCATTTTCTTATATTTTAATATCCAACATATTTTTAATTTCTTCTATCGTCTCTACTACATTTATCGACTCGCCATTATTCATCGTTACAATACTTCAAGTTCAATAATGGGAATAACTTGATACAAGTTTTATACTATCTGTGTATATTAATATAGAGCAAAGTTCCTTTTTTGAACATCTGTAATTATAAAAATAATAATGTAGTCTAATATACTTTCCCATACAATTTATTTTTAAATTCCACATAATAAGAAAATAGTTATCATAGATATTATTACAGCATAAGATAATAAGTATGTATATTTAATCTTTAAAAGTTTGAGCCTTTCTTCTAAATTAATCACCCGTTTACTTAGTCCGATGCAATTCTTCTCAGTAATATTTTTATCCCTTAATCTTTTTGTGTATAGTCTAAAATTTTCGTCCATCCAGTTTTTTATTTTTGGTTCAATATCATTTAATGCATTATAAATATCTTCTTTTTCTCCGCCTCTGATAAATCCAATAGGAGCTGTGAAGTTTTTTGAATTGTGATATTCGTTAAACTCAATTCTTACAAGGACTCCATTTTCTTGCATAAAAATGCGTTCAGCTTCTTTTTTAATTTCTTCATCTGTCATCCTTGCTTTTTCTACCAGTTCGTCATAATCAAATCTATCTATTATGACTACATTTTCTATTTCTGCCATGTCTATTTATTTTTAAATTTTGCACAATACGGTCTAATTCCTACAGAACGGTATATATTTAAGACACTGCAAAACACCATGAAGTCTTTTAATTCTCCAGCATTCATACAGTTTCTACAGTCGCACGATTTAGGAATTTCTTTCTTTTTCACTTCTCTTTAAGTCTTTTTAGAACATCTTTGTTACTATTCAGTATATCATCAAATGTAGGAATCGGCATCCATAAATCATCTTCATTTACATAACAATCAAAATAAACATCACATTCTTCTACCCATATATTATATTTCTTTCTGTAAAACATTATCCTTGGGCTATAATTATAATTTTTGAGTCTTACTAAAACTTCTTCTCCTTCTGGAGGGAGTTGTTCACTAACTCTAATCCAAGGTGACTTATTTTCTTTTGTTCCCATAATTCATATCTCTTTTATAGTTAAATATGCTTCTTTTACTTTATCATGATGTGCATTTAGATATTCGTTTAAACTTACTTTTTCTCCAAATAGCTCAAGGAATTTTTTTTCATCAGGGAACCAATTATCTTTTATTATCTCATAAGGCTCAAATAAAAGTACATATGGTAAATCTCGTTTAAAGAATATCGCCATAGCAGCATAAGCATCAAGCTTATTGTATGCTTCTATTTGATATTTATTAGACATTATCCCGAAAGTAATTTTCATTCTATTCATATTTCTCAAAATTTATAGTTACATATCCCAATTTATGTTCGTTAATCCAGTCTTCAGTTTGTTTATAAGAGAATTTTATTACAGCATCAAATCCTTTTGCCTCTAAAAATTGTGTAACAGATATTGCAGACTTAATCAATTCTTCAGGATTGCCGGATTCCCCAGCAACGATAATTTTTAATTCTGCTTTTTTAATTCCACCTAAAAAATTCTTCATAGTCATTTTATATAAGCTACAGCCACATTCCTATCTATAAAAAAATGTATCCCATTTGAACATTCATTCCATCGGCATTTATCAAAGTCTTTTACTTCAACTGTTTCACCCACTTTGTATATAAAGTCTTTATTATAATCGGAACATATTTCGGTTATACCTGCTCTACTCCCGTCTAAATTTTGTATTTCCAATACCTCCGCTTTTGAGCATCTACATTTTAGAGACGTTGAGGAACTTCTATCTGCGTCTTCACATATTTTTAGTTTTACAATATATCTCCCGCATTTTTTCCACCCTATAAAACTTCCTTCTATTGGGCACTGATATGCCAAGAAAGATGTATATTCTGAATAATCAGCGCCTTCCAAATCAGCTCCTTCCAAACTAGCGTTTCCCAAATCCGCGTCTTTCAAATTAGCTTCTACTAATGTATCTTTAATTGTGTTATTCTCTTTCTCGAAAGAAAATAGCACATTACCAAAAACTGATTTTATATCTATTTTAATCTTCATAAGTTATTGTTTTTATTGTGTATTAAATTGTATTTTCCTCTGAATTTCAGGTATAATTTTTCTTGTTTTGCAGTAAACGGCATAAAAGAATGATTCAACCAGCGACATATATAATATACTTTGTCATTTGAATAGTCCTTATTATCAGAGGTGATTATCCAGTCTATTTTAGCCCCATTTTGTTTTGCTTTTTCTCTTGCATATATAAAACAATCAACAAGTTTAGGATATCTCATCAGTCCGATATAGTTGCTATTTAGGTTTGCTTTTGGACATACTATACATCCGACTCTTTCACGCCACTCATACTCTGTATTAATTGGAAGATTATATTTATGGATATAATCCCAGACGTCGCTATCTGCCCAATCTATTATTGGTTTTAGTTGTATAATGCCCGCAGTTCCTACTGATTGGCAATGTTCCTCAAAATAATCATCTATAAGGTTCTTATTCTTTTTTAGTAGCGTTTTGTTTCTTATTTCAAATGCTGTTCGTTCTTTCCTTTTAAAACTTTCATATTTTCTAACTCCGACAATTGAACATTCATCTACATATTTTCTGTTGTGTTTGTAGTCTGTACAACAATATGCTGATTGAACGGTCGGTAATAGTCCCCCATGATTCCGCCAAATATTTTCAATAAATCCGTATTTATAGTCTCTACGCTTTGTCACATCTGGATAATTTTCTTTGATAAACTTTAAAGTGATATTGCTTTCAAAAGAGTGATTGAAGTAAGATTTGAATTCAATCCCGCTTCGTTTGCAGAGGTCATAGCATACCTGACTGTCTTTCCCTCCTGACATACCCAACGCAATTTCAAAGTTCATAGCTTTAGCTATTTTTGAGAACTTCTGTATTCTCTCTATTGCCGTTTGCTCTATTTCTTCTGCAAATAAGTTCATTGTTTCAATTGCTTAATTAGATTGTTTAACCCTCTACCGTCTTTAATAGTCTTTCCAGTTGCCCATTCTGAATAAGGGAAATATTTTATGCTGTGTCCCTTGTACTCGAACTCTATCATTTTATCAGTGCAATTAATGATTGTTAGCCCTAATCTCTGTATTTCATTTATTGCTGTTCGCATTCTGATAGGTTCGAGCTTATTTTGTCGTTCTGTGTTTAATCGTGACATGTAAAAATATTTTATATTGATTCAAGAATTTTTTTATAGTATGATAATTTATCTTTTATTGTATCAAGTAAAATCGGCTTTAAAACTTCAAAATCTACTTTATTGAATACTTCACTTATTGGCATATTTTTCAAATAAATTATCTATTTCTAAATTTACTCTATCTGCAAATTCCCCAAATGATTCTGAAAATTCATCATCATTCAAATCATCTACAATTTTAACTACTCTTTCCGCGTAAAAGCGAGCTTTTGATAAGTCTTTCATTAATACCAAATTAGAAGATGAATCTACTTGCTGTATTATGTTAGTAAGCTCAATTGCAGCCTGAGAAAGCAAATCAGCGAAAAGAGGTATTTTTTTACAAACATACACCGCTTTTTCTTTCTGTTCCTTAGTCATGTTCCCGAACAAATCCTTAACCGGTATCAATTCATATTTATTCAAGTTGTCAAGTTGCGTTTTTATTTGAGTTACTTTTACATAGTCTCTTTTTTGTAACGCTTTATTCATCTTTTCAAGTAAAATATCTTTCTCGCTTTTCATCTCATTTAGTTTTTAGTGTGTAATAATCAGTTAATAATTTCCTGCAAGCATTGTACACAATTACAGCTTCTTTTGTAGTGTTGTTCGCCATTATCAGCTTTTGTGTTTCGTTTTCTACAGCTATTGTAGCTTCTGAAACATATCTTAAATAAGTCTCTGCCCGCACTTTGTTTTTGCTTATCAGATACTTAACCACTGGCAAACATGGTAACCCAATAGGCAATCTTTTTGTTTGTTTGAATTCATTGAAAGCATTCCTTTCAAAATCCGACAACTGTTCAATTGAAAAATCTTTAGAATGGACTTCTAATTGTTTTACATTCCCGTATTTTTCGATTATCGCCTGAGAGCGATTTACGTGCGATTTAAAGGCTTTTAAAAATTGGATGATAGTTTGTACCGACATACGATAGAAAACCCCAAATTCGCCAGATAAACCATAAATTATCGCTATGTCGCACTCCTTTATGGTTAGCGCTTTGCATTCCGCCTCTAAAAATGTTGCGACATCTTTTGTTGTGACCTCTATTAATTCGTCCGTCGTTTCTTGATTTACCCTTAAAAAAGCCTTTTTTACTATGTCCATAGAAAACAAAAACAGTTCGTTTTTATTTAATTCGCTTATTTTCGGGTAATTTTGAGCTTCTTTTATTTGCTGTATGTCCATATCGCAATTATTTATTGTCTTTTTTGTTATACATCATTCCGAATAAAGAATCATCTTTCCCCTCTTGTATATCCTGCATAATCTTAAACGCGACTCTTTGCGTTTGTTCTTCCATTGTCTCCTTTTTTGCAAATCCGCGCGCCCCCCCTGCTAAATTTTTCGGATAAAAAACGCGGTTCGTTTGAATTTTAAGAGCTTTTGCCAATGTTGTTTTCCAGTTTATTTTTTTTGTTTTCGATTTCTTTTTGTTTTCCCAACCTTCAGTAGTACCCCAAAAGTTTTCGATAGCACATTCAATTGTTTTTATTATGTTCAATTCAGGGGGGTTGAATTCTTTTTGTTTTTCCATCCATTCTGCATCACATAGTATTTTGTCTACTTCCTCATGTAATTCTGACAAATAAACATTAAAATCTTTTCTCCAGTCTTTTTCTTCTTCTTTTTTAGAGATAAGAAATATATCGTTATTAGATGTAGAATTATATTTAGATATATTTTTTATCTCTTTTTTCTCTATAATGTTATTCTGTTTATTATCTGTAGAATTATCTGTAAGAATAATATTATTATCTACATTTACATCTACATTTACATTAACAGCTTCTTTTGCTTCCTTTTGCTTAGCAAAACAAGCATTTGCTTCTTTTGCTTCCTTTTGCTTAGTTTGATTAATTAATTTAAAACCCAGTGGGTTATTTTGGGTTTCTGAAAAAACCACTGGGTTATTTTTTTTTGAATACATTCCCCCTTTTTTCCCTGCTTCGCGCCTTTTCTCTTTTATGTTTTCCCATTTTTCTAAATCTCGCTCTATGTCTGACTTTATGAACTCAAAGCAAATATTTACACCTCCGTCGTTTATAAAAACGGGTTCTCCAGAGACATAATCAAAAATCGCATTTAATAGCTCTGCTTTTTGTGAATCATTTAGCAAATTTATTGCACTTCTCCACGACAAATAAAAAACAAATGTTTTTTTAGGTTCCATGATGTAGATAATATAAAAAAAGAGGTTCATTTTAGCTGCTACCCTAAAACAAACCTCTTTACGGTAATATACCGTGAATATCTTCTTTGTTGGTAGCAGTCAACACTACAAATATACGATTATTTTTTTAATTTCTTTATTCTTTTAAGCCTTTTTCTTGCCAAATCATATTTAGTTACCTCTTTATCTATCTTTTTTAATTTTTCTAATTTCCGTATGTTGTTTTCATTGTTTGCCATAGAAAATCCAAATATTAATATTGATGTTGCCGGAAATAACCTATAAAATTTCTTGCAAAACTCTACGCCTATATATGGGACTATATATATACCTAAAAATAGAACAGCGAAATATAATAATATTAAAACGACTAAATAAATAATTATTTTTGTTAGTATCATAATTTTAAAATTTTAAGTGTTTTCCCTTTTGATTCTTTTTTTACTGATTCATATATCAACGGAAATTCAGTTTTTAGCTTCTCAGTGTCTATTGTGTTGCGTGTATAGTCCTTAATTGTAGCCACTCTTACGCCTTCGCATACTAATTCGTTGCAATTGTTGAAAAGTAACGCTATTTTGTTTTCTAAATCTTCTTTCTCCTTCTCCAGTATTTTTATTTTATTTTTTATCTCGTTATAGCTATTGACTAATTCCATGTATTCAGGAGAAATGTTCAAAGATATTGTTCCAGAGGTATTTGTAATATTAAAAATATCCTCTTTGTTAATTGGAGCCGGCGGAACCCCTTTAAGTATGTGATTTTCTGTGAATTCTTTAGCCCCATTTAAAAGATACTCAAATAAATCTTTGTCAAAATCAAACATTCTCCATTTCAGTTGCTTTTGTCCATCATATACTACTAATATTCCCGCGTCATATTCTCCTACCCCCATGTTCCAAACTAATTGCATATACCATGAATTAGGAAAAGTTTCGGGGTCGTTTAAATCTACAGTACGTAATGTGTCCTTTATTTCAACGACAATGCGGTTTTTCCTTCGAAATTTAAACAATTCCCTATCGGGTGAAGCAATTATATAGGGCGGGTAATTATCGTTGCTTAAAACGAAGTATTTCGCGCTTTCTTTTATCACCCTCTCTGTAGACTCTGTTTCAAAAAGAGCGGCTATAGCGTTTTCCATTGCTTGCCCCCTTTGGGTATTATAATTAATTTCATTTTCCATTGCTTGCCCCCTTTGGTAGTCATTATACCAGTCTAAAGGCGTTTTGTATTCATCATGACCAGTTATTACCGCTATATCATGTCCTCCAATAAAATAATTGCTTTTCCGGTAATTGTACCAATCTTCGTAATTTCTAAACACTTTCCTATCTATCATATTGCCAAAATTTTACAGTGTAATAATAATATACATTCCCGTCTACTCCGAAAACAAATGGTATGCTTTCCGGATGGAACACCCCTATTTTAACATCTCCACTTTCTAAAATAATTCTTATCCTTTCATGTGAAGGAGGGAAAAACCTTGAATTCGTCCATTTCATCGAAAAATTTAACCCTTTTCCTTTACTCATTTGTCCCGTCTAAATATTCTAAATCTGTTAAATTTTCGTTCATTGGTGTCGAAAAATCATATTTTATTGCGTTTTCCATGCTCTCCGTTTTAGGCCCGTATAAATTTAAAAGGCTTTTTGCTACCGTTTTATTGGCCATCATCTCAAAATCTGTGACCCATAACCCCGTTTTATTTCTATAAGATTGCGAGTATTTTTGCGCGTGTGCCTTTATCTCCTCGACTGTCATATATTTAAAATATTCACCGCCTGAAAGGTATTTTATGTAAGCGACATTACCAATATAAGCCCGCTTTTTTCTCTCTATATAGCCGTTATAGTCATACGTTTTCAATATTATTTCCCCTTTGAACGGGTCTATACCTTCAATGTCACCCTCGCGAACCTCTGAGACGTTTATACGCTCTAATTTTTGCGTCCTATTAGCTAATTCAATGAATCCTCTATACATTATTTGCGCTTGTGCGTTGTCCTTGTAAGGGACAATGCAGGATTGCCCAAGAGCGGGAACTAATGACAAACCAGTCGTTGCAATAGCTAATCCGCATAAAATTACGCTGTTCGGGTTGCAGAATTTCAACTTAGAATTGTACGAAGCTTGCAAAATGTTTTCTACGAACGCCCGCCCCTTTGATTCTCCTAAAATTTGGCAAAAGCGCTCTAAATTGCTTGAATTAAGGGCTAATTTCTTTATGTCTTTGTAGTAGTTCACTGTCTGTACAGTCGCTACGTTGTTTTTTATTTGTTTATTTATGTCCATGGTTATTTAATTAAATACAACTATACTATCATTTAAAAATACCTCTACAGTGTCGGGGTAATTAGTAATTTCTTTTGTTTTTTGTTCTTCCAGTATTTGCGTATCCAGCATTCCGCCAATCAGAATTAACAGAAATAATATGAGCCCGCAAATAACGTTTAATTTGTCTTTTTTAGTTGTCATAATAATATCCTTTTGAATAAATATTGTAATTGTCTTTTTCTGATAAAAAATCATTTATCATTTTCAACGCTATTTTTTTAGCCTCTTCATTATCACCCATATATTTTACCGTAAATTCCCACGTTTTTAGCCAGCAGTTAATGTCGATAGCCTTGTTATTCTCTATTTGTATTTCCGCATAGAAATCACATATTTTGTCTAAAATAATTATCTCATCTTTCAAAATAACATTTTCGTCTTCACCTACTTCAAAATTGAAGTAATTAAAAATAAAATAAGAAGCTATTTGTTTATAAAATAATTCTACGTTTATTAGTCCTATCATTTTATTGTCTTATTTAGTGTTTTATGCCCTATTATTTCGTTTTTCATCTCATCTACTCTTTTATCGTAGTCTCTTTCCCCTGAATTAGCAGAAACGTATTTAATTATTTTGTCCTCCTTTTTTATTAGTAATGTTAAGTATGGATATATATACATATTATTTGTCACTCTTTTAATAGTATTATTTATTTCAAAAATGAAAGAATACATATCATTTTCTGAAGCATTTGGCAACATTTCTAATATTTCCTTTGCATCTTTGAGAATATCTTTTTTTTTCATATTATATCGAATTTAAAAATAACCTCCTGACCAGAAGATAAATAGTCCTTAATTTCAAAAGGATATGAGTTCCCGTGACTGTCCTTTGCTATGAAACATGTATAGGTATGTCCATCTTTTTCGTAAAAATCGTTTAAATAGCATTTTTTTGATAATAAAAACGGATGATAAGTACCTATGTTTAACTCATATTCACAGAAAGCGAATTTAAGCAACTCTTTTTCAAAATCTTTATCCAACCTAATTTTGTGCCCCTTCATACATTCTACCTTTTTAGGGCTAATGTGCGTTAATCTAATGTCTGTCAAGTCGGCATAATAGTCTGAATCTTCTTCGTTCTTTTGTATTATGCTTGTTTTTACAAAAACAAATTTATCTTCATTCTTCCCGACATCTATTATTTTGTATTTGCCGGTAGCTTTATTTTTGCAAGCTATGCCTCTGTTAACAGTACCTTTAATTAAATCAACATCATTTAAAGTACTGATTATTTTATATATTTCGTCCTTATATCTAAACGACCCGTGTAAATCGTTTAGTTCTTTTAATCTTATTTTCTGTAACATAATTATCCTTTTTTATCCAACAATACTTATTTTATCACCATGGATGTACATTATTCCATTTATGTAATAATATGGTTCGTACATACTTACCCCGAATTCGTGTAGCCCTTTAAATATGATATCTTTATTTGTCGCTTTAGAAATTGCGTTTTTTTCTCTCCATTCACATAAGCGCCAATTATCTATCCTTTTTAACCATTTCAATTCCTTTTCCGCGTCTTCCCGTTTTAATTTTATATCATAGTTACATAACTCTTTTGAAACGTCTATTTTTAATGTTTCACTTTCCCTAATCAAATAATTTATTTGTCTATAGGTTATCTCGCCTTTTGATATAATAGTATTTAATATATTATTTAGTGCTTCCATATTCTTTTATTTATTATAGTATTTAAACATTCCAGTATATTATATATACCTCCTTTTGTCCCTTCGTGGATGTATTCTAACCGACATTTCTTACCATTCCAGTAAATACCGCTATTATCCGGTGTTATCCAATATGTTTTGCCGTGTACTTTATACTCAAAACATTCTTCGCTCCTATATGTACCTTTTATCTCTTTCATTTTTCACTAATTTATTTTCAAATGATAATTATTTTTACTTTTATTTAGAAGTTCCAATAAATTAAATATTCTCCGCCCCTTGGTCCTATGTGTGTGTGCTCAAGTCTATTTCTTTTCTTATTCCAATACAATTCACCTTGTACCCAATACTTTTTACCGTTTACTTCATACTCAAAGTAATTATTGTCTCTATAAGTGCCTTTTATTGTCTTCATAGCTGTATTTTTTTTTATTGTTTGAAAAATATTTCTACTGTCTCGAAGTCTGATTTACGATAATTAAATAAGCTGGTTGCTTTCATAGTAGTTGGTTATTTAATGGTTACTTTCCTTACTGCGCTATATGCAAGTTCTTGAAACTTGTATATAAATCTTAAATTTGTTGTCAAATCGTGTATTTTATACAAATATTCTCCTGAGTAATTGTCCTCTACTCCTATTATTTGGAATAAATGGTTATCCATTTCGAAATACTTTTCGCTGGACTTCATGTATGTGTTGATAATCTCATAGAAAAGGTAGTTATTACCGTCAATGTCTTTTGACGTTAGCTTCTCTTTTTTCATATAGGAGTCCAAATCTTCCTCGAAAATACTTGTGTATATCCTTACCCCGTTTTTTATGTACTGTAAGTGTAACATTGTTGTGTAGTGTTTGTGTTTAATATTTCGTTTCTTTTATTTCCTTTTCTGTATTACAAATATATAAAACTTCTCGAAATTACACAACATTTTTCTCAGAAAAATGTATTATATCTCATATGTTTTAACTATATATTAACATATCGAACACTATGTTTACATATTGAGCTGTCATTATAGTGAGTCGACTTTTTACTCCTTGGATTTCCTTAGTACCCTCACATGAAAACCCGACTATTTGGATTATATATTATCCTCTTCCTGTTAACTTATCTTGGGGTTTTCTTTAGAAAAAAAAGAAAGGAAATAACTACATGCAGAGACTATATATTATATATATTATTACTATATATGAATTGTATATATATACATAAAGGATATACATTCATAACGTGCGTGTGTGTGCGCGCGCAGTTCTGTTTGCTAATGCGGTGAATAACAACACGTTACAGAGGTGAAAATGTTAATATCTCATTTGGAATTAAGTTAAAACAATACGGAAATGTTAACGGAATTGTTTCACATGAAACAGAGAGGAGAGCGGGGCGACTGATGAAGGAGAAGGGATAACGGAGCCGGAAGCCAGACGAGAGAAAGCAAAACGAGGATGAAGCAAAAAAGATAATGCAGAAAGGAAGCGGGGAATCTCTTTGGGAATCGGAATCACATAAGGGGTCGCATTGGTTAGCTCCGAAGCGAGGGGCACAGCCCCGAGCGAGGTTATTACTTCCTTTGTTTTGTTTTTGAGTCAGGGGTAAACAGGGGTAGGGGGTCGGGCTTTATTAATAAATTTGGAAATTCGACTAAAAGTATTACCTTTGTTGTATGGGTACAGCGATAGACATAATCAAGGGGAAAGAAGAGCGTGCGCTACGCAGGCAGGGGATGGAGGAGCGTGGCGAGTTAAAGAAGTACGAAGTAGACGACAAGGTACGGGAAGAGTTCAGGGCGACATTTGGGAAGACTGTAGCGTTTTTGGACATGATAGGGGTTAGGGAGAAGTTGGAGGAGATATTAGGGGACATAGAAGTAGCTGATAGTCCGGCAACGATAAGCAAGTTAAAGGGAAAGTTAGATGTCATCATGAAGTACGTGAATGTGTTCAAGGCAGCGAGTGACAGTATCAACCGGACAGAGAAGACGATAATCAAGGAGCAGAGGGGAGAAGAACCAGAATCGGTAATGAGTGGAGATACGGGGAATATAGAGATAATAGAAAAGATAGACTATGATACTATTGCCGGAGCGGTTAAACGATAAGCAGATAGAGTTATACAATTTGTTGAATGAGGACAGATATGTAGAGTATTTGTTTTACGGTTCGAGCAGGGCTGGGAAGACATTTTTGATATTTGCGTGGTTTGTGACTCAGTGTATAAGATACGGAGCGAATTGTTTGATAATACGGAATACGTTTACGTCGTTGAACAATGGAATGTTGATGCAGACAGTACCGGCGGTATTGAATTCTATTTCGAGGCGTTGGGGGTACAGTGATTACAAGAAGGTTCTGATAGGGGGGGAGAGGTTTGCTCGGTATGTAAACAAGGACGACAGTTTGGTATTTTACAATGGTTCCTACATAAAGTTCGGGAGTTTGCGGGGGAGTTCGGACAGTGAGTCGAAATATGATTCGATATTAAGTACGGAATGGGGGCATATATTTTTGGATGAGATAAGTGAGATAAGTTGGCAGCCTGTAAGCAAGTTATTAACACGGTTAGCGCAGAAGTTGCCGGTAAAGAACAAGATGTTGTATGCGTTGAATCCGTGCAGTAAGAATCATTGGAGTTACAAGAGGTTTTTTTTGCAGGAGGATTACGATACAGGGATGAAGTTAGACCCGAGTATACAGGCGATGTTGTACAAGAAGCATTTCAGTGTAGAGGACAACAAGGAGAATGTATCTTCGAGTTATATGTTGACGATGAAGAGTTTGTCGAAGATAGACAAGCGTAGGTTTTTGGACGGGGAGTATTACGATGAGATGGAGGGAGAGATATTCCACCATATACCATGGGGGACAATGCCGGAAGAAGAATCGTTTGTACGGTATATAATCTACGTAGACCCGTCGGCAAAGGAGAGTGTAAAGAACGATTACAAGGCATGCGTATTGTTGGGATTGACGAAAGACAAGATATGGTTGGTGGACGTATATGCAGTACAGGGGAGCACATACGAGATGTTGGAAGGCATATATAGCTTATACGTAAAATGTCCGATAACGCCACGTTTATACATTGAAAAAAAGCAAGTTCCGTTGGATTTCAACAAAACATTGCTTAACTTTCAGGCGCAAAAGGGGTGGATATGCCCGATAGAGTGGGACACGCGCAATCACGGTAACAAGTTTTACAACATTGAGTCCACTTTAGACCCGTTGTTCAAGAATGGGGGGATAATGTTCAACGACAAGATGAAGAACACTCCTATGGGTGAGATTACGGTGCAGCAGTTTTTGGAGTTTTCGAGGAAAGAGAGTCCGTTGAAGAAAGACGACATACCGGACGCGGTAGCCAAAGGAGTTTCGTTAATGGGGAGGAATCTTAAGATAGTCAATCCAGCCCAGAAGAAGACGAAGATGTTTATAGCGATAGGAGGGAAATTAAAGTCCTTATAATATGATAGAGATAAAAGATTTATATCAATGGATACAGCCTAACACATGTGATGAGATAATAGGCATGAATCCGACGGCATTGGAAGACGCCTATGTATCCGCTATAGGCTATTTGGCTGGCGAGATAGGGAATATATACGATTTGGAGGAGATGTTGCCGGTAATGAAGGATGTCCATCCTGATTTGTTCTTTATGGTAAGGGTATTGACGGCATCAGCCTTTATGGGTTCTACATTTGCGTGGAGTACTGTTTTCACGAACCAGTACAACAGTGTGATGTCTACTATACACAGGATGAAGTCTGGGACATCCCGAATGACTGGGGCGGTTAACAAGCCTGAGCCTAACGCGATAGGTAAAATAGTAACGAACATAAATGATTATATAGGCTAATATGACAATCTGGAATACACCCCAAATAGACCCTTATTACATTCCCAAGTCTGTAGGGACTGGAGTAGTTAAGTCAAAATATCTTATTAACTATTATGACACTCCGTATACAGCGAAATACTGGAGGGATGCGATAGACAGGGCTATAAATTACAGTGATTTGTACTACTATGGCGTTTTGCAGTCGTGGGCTATACAGTCGAGTCCTTTTTTGGTGTCCTTATTGGACAAGAGATATGTTCCTGCCCAAAAGAACTTCTATGCTTTGGCGAAATACGGGGAAATGAGCAGGATAGACGACAAATTTTCCAAATATTTTACGCAGACCAACATTTTCAAGCAGCTTGTTTGCCGTGCTCCGTTGAACGCGAAGATTCGCGGGGTAGCAGGCAAGCAGATAGACATAGAGAAGGACATTGTAACGGATTTTCCTATGCGGAATATAGACATGTTCAACAGGGCGATACGTTATATGACCTTTGATATCCAGAGTGTGGCTAAATTTGACGATTACGACAACATGTTTTATTTCGAGGCTTCCCCTGAAGAAGACTATAAATTAGGTCTGATGCAGGAGGTTACACGGGCTATAATCGAGATAGTGAATTCTTATCGCAATTGGGGCATTCTGACGGGGCGTTATTCCTATCCTCGCTATACGATAGGGTATCAGGCGCAGAACGAAGAAGCCCAGCAGATAGCAGCGGAATACGCCAGATTGATAAATGACCCTACCGCCACACCGGTAGTGCCCTTTGAGGTAAACGAATTGTCCACGAATAAGGAGAGGAAATACCAAGTAGAGATAAATTCCGTCAATACTGAAGCTCCGAGCGAAGCTTTCAGGGCTCACAAGGAGTTGGTAGACAAGTGGGAAAGCGAGCTTATGCAGCTTATCACCGGAAGTACGTTAATCGGGAACACCGAAAAGAACACGAATTCCGAGCAGTTGGCGGAAATTCACATGCAATTGTACAAGAATATCCTTGACGAAGACAACAAGGACATTTTAAGGGTGACGAATACCCAGACCATGCCGAAATTGGCGAGATTGATAAAGAACAAGGATTTGACGGATTATCAGGTAGTGATTATTCCCGACAAGAGTATCTCTGTCAAGCATTTTATCCAGATTACGGATACTTTGAGCAAGCAAGGGTTGCGGATTTCCGAACAATTCCTGCAAAAAGTGGGGTTGGATGAAGGGGATATCGACAAAAAAGTCACCAACAAGTCATGGATTACCAACACAGTAGACAAGATAAAGAGCATTTTTACCCCTAAAAGCAAGAAAGATGGCGGATACGATGCAGGATATGATAAACAAGCTCAAGAGTCTTAGGAATTGTATAAGGAGCGAAATGCCCAAGGCCATATCGGAAAGCATGCTCAAGGAAACGAAGCAGAATTTCCAGAAAGAGGCATATTTAGGCAACGGGAAATTTGAGAAATGGAAAGAGCGTATGTATGACGTTCACAATACGCCTATCGGTATAAAGTTGCCTTATCCCAAACTAAGGAGGACAGGGAGATTATACAATTCTATCAAGAAAATAACCAATGTCCCGTATACGGCAGGGTTAAAAACCAGCGTTCCGTACGCACAATTGCAGAATGAAGGAGGAAAGTCTCCTAAAAAATGGGTTCAGCCTGCCTATAAAATATACAGGAACCCCCCTCAAATACCAGCCCGCCAATTCATGGGGGTAGGAACGAGGACGTATAGGCTCGCACATAAGGCGATTTTGACGGTTTGGAACAAAAATTTCAATAAATAATTGATTGATAATAAAAAACTTCATATTTTAGCGAAAAATAGGGCATATGATAGGGTTATTGACTAAAAAATTAATAGATTTTTTCAGGCAAACGGATATTGTCATAGAGAATCATATACCCGTATTGACGTCTAATGTATCGGACGGAAGGACAGTAGTAAACACGACATTGCCGGCTATTGTAGTAACCGTAGATTCAGCCCCTAACAATATGGTTTATATTGGCGGTCTGATAAGGGACAACATCAATATAGACATTGTAGTAATGGACAGGCTGGTAAATTATACCCTATCTGGAGAGACGGATATATACCAATGGAGGCGGAACCTCGCGTATAAGCTTAGGACAGAGCTTTTCACGGAGAGGGCGTCCGAATTTTTCAAGGATATACTTCAAGGGAACAACTTTTTGCCTATGTATCGTGGCATGAATAACTTTATCAAGCAGGGATACAAGGAAGACACGGAAGAAGATATCGAATGCTGGCGTATGAAATTCGAATGTGTCATGGTGGACAATTCTACCATAGACATAACCTATATAAAAGCCAAATCAGGCTCTGTGCAGCTTATAGACAAGCAGATAAATCCCGTCACCCCTATACATCCCCATTATGGGATAGAAGAGATGATGTGGAAGTACGGCTATGGGCAGTATATCCCTGATTTGTTAGATATGATTGTCACGAGCGGGCAGATAACAGACCAGTATAAGGAGAAAGGTAATGTTCAAATACCTAACACCTTATCAGACAAAGTATTATTTTTGCCAGAGAATTTCCCTGCAAAGACAACTTATTACTACTTATATGGGTTATTAAGTATGAAATACGTCCCGTATAATGAGAGTATGAGAAATTTTAATAATAATGTATGTGTAAGGGAGATAAATGTAAATACATCTTCATGGAGAAACCTTAATCAGGGCTTTAGGAATTGTTATTTTCTGACTAAAATAAATGAAGGGAATATAGTAGATTGTTCAAGTATATCTGTAATTGGGAATATTTCAAATACTTTTTATGGATGTTCATCTTTAGAAGAAGTAAGCCTTATAAACATTCCTGAAAGGGCTCTGGATTGTAGTAGTTTATTTTCTTTAGCTCCTAATATTATTCCTGATAAAATGAAGAAAATTACATTTTCCCCTAAATTAAAGGTTACTCGGATAATATTAGGATTTAATGGGAGATATTCATTGCAAACAATTGTCGGGGAATTAGATTTTTCAGAATGTGAACCAAACCAACAACAGAATCCCTTTAATGGATGTAATTCTCTTATAGAAGTCCGATTTACACCTGAAAGCATAAAACAAAATTTGGCTTTTACACAATCATCTCAATTAAGTGATGAATCCATACAAAGCATACTCGACGGATTGGCAACTGTTTCATCAACACGAACATTAGCCTTGAATTCGGCAGTATATGCAAAATTGACGGAAGAGCAAAAACAGTCAGCAACAGATAAAGGTTGGACAATAACTGGTTAATTATGAAAGAGTTAAAAGCGAGAAAAGGTTATGTATATACCGACAAAAACAAAACATTTTTTGCCGATACTATTGTATTAGGGAAATATGACAAGAAAGAGAACTATCGGCAAATGAAAATAGAGGGTAACGAAGAACTAATAGAAAATTATAAAAATGGTAAGGCAAGTATTATCGGATGAATCCCTAAACGATAGAGGATTTAGGGTAATGAACAAGTCTATAAAGTGGGACAGATATTTGAAAAATCCCGTTCTTGTAGAACAGCATATGTCATGGGAACCGCCTATCGGCAGGGTAGGTGATAAAAAAAACGGAAAAAAAGGCTGGACAGGGGTTTTGGTATTCGCTTCTACCGAAAAAGGCAAGATGTATGAGAAATTATACAATGAAGGCTGTATAAGAGCCGTATCTATTGGCGGGAATGCAGTAATAGTAGAGAATGAGAGGGGAGAGAAAAAAACAAAGTCTTTTGATGTTTTTGAAGTCTCTTTAGTTACTGTTCCTTCAAATGCCAATGCGGTAAAACATGAATTGGGACATATCCCAGTGGAATATAAATTATATTGTGATAAAAAGGAATTTATTACTTTAAGTTCTAATTTTGAAGAATTAAATAATATGGAAGAAGAAAAAGAAAAAAAGGAAGAATTGGAGGCTAAGCCTGAAGTTCAAGAAGTCCAAGAGCCAGAAGCTCCAAAAGAAGAGCTTAAGGCAGAGGAAACAAAAAACACAGTCCTTTCGGCTTTGAAAGATTTGTTAGGTCTGAATTCAAAGAAGAAATTAGAAGATGATGATGAAGATGAAAAAGAAGAAGACAAAGACATTAAAGAAGACGAAGAAGAGGACAAGAAGGAAGTAGAGGACACCAAAGCTAAAGACGAAAAGGAAAAATTGGAGTCTGAGGATTTGAAAAAGAAATTGCCTGAAAAAGTAGCGGAAAGATTGCAGGCAAACCCTGAAGCAAGAATTTTTACAGAAAATACACAACAACCTAAAATTATGACAGAATACAAGACTTTACATTCTTATCTTTCTTCTCAGGAAGGGAAGAATAAGATGGGTATGATGGCATTAGGCTCTGACTTGAAATATGCTCATGAGCACAAGCCTATCCCAGTTCATGACTTGCTGGATTCTTACAAAGAATTGGCGTCTATTTTGAAAAACGACCGTGACTTTATGAGCTCTTTCGGTCAAGTGAATTTATGTTTTGAAGGGACAGCTCCAAAAGCTACTCCGCAACTATTGGATACTATTTTGGCTGCCGGAGACAATACCTATGATTTCTTGGCAACACCGGATTTAGTAGCCGTACAATGGCTGGCAATGTATTATCGCATGTTGTTCCCTATTAACACATTCGCTGATAGAATCCCACGTATTAGTTCAGATTCAGCCGGTACGATACACCCAGAAATAAACATGACTCCTAAAGTTTATTTCGATACTTTAGTGCCGAAAGAAAAAGTGTCCGAGTATTTGTATGACGACGACCCAATCGCTATCCCTACTTATGCTTTCTCCTTAAATGCCATTGCATGGCAGCCTGGCGATGATAATCTGTTGAGATATGACAAGAGAGGCATTGGTATGGCTGAAGCTTTGAGAGTAGTATCTAACGCTCAACATAACTATATTATCCAACAGTTGGCAGAAGCTGTTAAGGAAGGTACTTTTATTCCTATGACCGGTACCGCTACTGTAAATTCAGCAGGCATGTTCCCAGCCAATCCGGCTGCCGCAGGTAATATCAAAGATTTCACGGTAGCTGACTTGTTAAGCCTCCGCATGAAGTTTATCCAAGCCAACTTCAATCTGGATATCGAACGTCCAGAGGTAGTAATGGACGCTATCTATGCTAACCAATTGCAGTCTAACGATACTTTTGTAAATGCGTTGAACTTACCTACTGAAAATATCGGTCCAATGCAGATGATGGCTTACGGCATGAACATTACACAGCGTTCTATATGTGGTGTATATGATACTACTACAAGAAAAGTGGTTGACCCGCAATTATATGGAGAACCTTTAGCAGAAGGTCACATGATAGACTCTGATTATACACCGGTTACTCTTAACGCTAAGGCTTACGGTTGCGTTATCGGGTTCTTGCCTTCTCAATTCCTTATCGGTGTAGGTCGTACAAATGTATTCGTAAAACAAGAACCTACCCTTTGGGCATGGGAAATGTCTATGGATACTCGTATGGGAGCCGGTGCAGCTCGTAAGGACGGAGTAGGAATCTATGGCGTAGCTCCAGCAGTAGCAGGTGCATAATATAAATAATAAGCAGGGGGCAAAATCCCCTGCTTGAATACCAACACACAAAATAAACAATAAACAATATGGAACTTACTAATTATCAAGAAGGCTTTTTCCAGTATCTATACGCATTGGTAAAATCTCGCGGAAAAGTATACGCATGTGAAAACGGCAAAGTCTTCGGAAGGGAAATAGATGCCAGAAGACAAGCACATGATTACTTTGAACGGAGGAAATATAAATTATTGTGGGCGGAAATTACGATGGATAACCTGCCTCTGAACAATGAGGAATTTAAAAATGTGTTAGAATCATATAACCCGCCAGAGCCTAACAATTCCGCTAAGAACAAGAAAGAACCGCTTAAAATGGATAGTTCTATTGAAAGCGAATTCAATGCGTTAAAAGAGGCTCGGAAAAACTCAGAAAAGAAAACAAAAGGTAGACCACCTAAAGAAGAATAATTATGGCAACAACAGGAATACATATTTCATTAAAAGATACGTCTATTGGGAGTAACCAAGTAGACGAATCTATTTCTTGTTTGGTTGTTGATGTGGCAGGTGCGGAATCTAATTTACCTGAAGACTTAGAGTTAAACACCCCTTATATGATAACCTCGTTATCAGCAGCCGAAGGGTTAGGGATAACTTCAGAATGGGCGGAAGGTGACGGAGCGAAGACTATGCTATACCAACACATCAGCGAGTTCTACGGCGCAGCTTCAGCAGGGACTAAGTTATGGATTGTCCTCGTTCAAACGACGGCAAGCATAAACTTCTCTACTGCAAGTTTCTATACAGCATTACAGCCGGTAATATTCAAGACTATCTCAGGGAGTTATAAGAACAGACCTCGTGCAATAGGATTCTGCCAATCTAAAGGGACATTGCCCGCTCCTGAATATGGTGAAGGCGTGAACAATGAGACAGACCAAGAAGCACTCAATCAGATACAGACATTCTTGACTAACATGTTTGAATTGGGCATCAGAATGGTTGGTGTATTTGACGGAGCGTATATCAAGCAGGGGACTTTCAGCAGCGCAACAGAGATAGCTAAACTTATGGATTGCTCGGCTATGAGTTATCCAAGTGTAGCATATTGCGTTACCGGTTCTTCTCCTAACGGGTTGTCTTCTGTAGGGCGTGTATTGGGAGTAAGAGCGAGCCGGAGTATAGCTGCATCTATCGGGAATGTAGCTTTGGGTTCTGTAGCTACGGAAGAATATTTTACGGATAGTGATTTGGCTTCTGTATCCAGCAATCCAAAAACTGGTACACCCGTAAACGGATATGACGTCACTCTCGCGAATCTGGTAGCCCCATTAGGATATATATTTACCCGTAACAGGTTAGGTATAGAGGGGTTATATTACAACGACGGGGCGACATGCAACGCCACTACTATGGCATTAAACAAGATAGAAAGAGTTGCTGTCGGCAATGCAGTTTGCGATGATGCCCAACAGTTCCTTACCTATTATATCAACCAGAATATCCCTTGTGATTCTTCAGGTCAGATATTACAGGCTTTTAAGAGTTCAGCTATATCACAATTTACAGCCCAATATATCACTCCGAGAATAAACGCTGGGCAAGCTGGGGCGATAGATTTCGACTTCAAGGCTAAGGATGATAATTACATACAATCCGAAGCTTTGGAAGTGACTATAAGTATAGTACCGAACCCTGCAATGCGTGAAGCCTTTGTAACAACATTCTTTGTAACTTCAATTTCTTAAAATTATGGCAGACCAATCGGGACTAATAATATCAAGTGCTGACGTCCAAGTTTGGGTAAACTTAGGAAATGGAGCAATTATACAATTGTTCACAGCGCAGAATTTTTCGGGAAGTATAGAAAAGTCGGTAAATGAGATTTACGCAATAAGTTCTGAAACTCCTATTTCCGTAAAAGGTATAAACAAAGCCTATTCAGGTTCTTTTGTTATACAATCAGGAGAATGGAACAGGTTAATAAACAGTTATAACGGGATAGCAACTACGTTGAGACCGTCATTAACTGATATTCCTGAAGGGCTTACCGTTACTATCATGTTCAGCAACAGGGCGGATTTAACCCCGACTGATACGACTTTGACCTATACAGGAGCACAATTTAGCAATGATTCTTTCGAGGTCAATGCTAATGACCCTCAGACTTTAGTAACCTTGAATTTCAGGGCTACAGAACTTACAAGACAAGTTACACCAATAGCTATTTAATCAGATAGGGGATTATTCCCCTATCTCCTTTTTACATTTAAAACTATCAACACATGAGCACATTTAAAGTTTCAAGTTTCACATTTGTAGAAAAATTACCCGACAAAAAAGGGATATTCGAGGAAATAGAAGTAACAGAAGACGTGGAATTAAGACATGCAGAGCGTACACGGTTGGAAGATTCAATTTTCATTACTTCTTTGTTGGATAATTCGGATACGACGACAGAGAGAAAGATAAACGACGCCATAAAATACGTTAATATATTTGTCGTTGACAAGACTTTAGCAAAAAGGATTTCAAGTGACGGGATTGCATGTCTGTCTCTGTTCTCTTCAGAACAAGTACAGGAGGATTTGATAAATTTTATCAATCGGGCAGGGAAAACCCTAAATATGCAGATGCCCGAGCAGAAATAGAATATAAATTAACACAATATAGCAAGACAGACCCGCTTTTGATAAAAAAAGCATTAGTATCACATTTTTTCCATATTCCTATTAATAAGGTAACAGAATCATTAACTTTGGAAGAGATAGAGAAGTATCATTGTCTTGCATTATGGATAATGGACAATGTAAATTTTGCACCATTTAAAATTGACAAAAAGAAATAAGCTATGCCTAATATCTATCAAATAGAGCTTAATCTAAAGGGAGACCTAAATGCTAAACTGGACGACGCTATAAAGAAAGCCCAGAACTTAAAAAGTATAACAAACAATATAGGTGGTAGGGGAGGTAGCTTTAATAATCCGGCAGGAGGGAGAAGATATAACCCTTATCCTCATATCCCAGAAGAACGCATGAATTTATGGCGGAGGATGAATTATGCTGCATATCGTTATCCGTTTGCAAATAATCGCCATTTATTAAGGAATATAGATAGATATTATCAGGCAAGACAAAGATTTTCAAATAATTTTATCGCAAATTCATTTACTTATTCAGGTTGGCAAAGAAATTTAGGGAACTTTGCTAACCTGATAGGTTCTGTAGGTAAAGCTGCATTACAGGCTATTCCGGCATTAAAATCTGTCATTGGGGTATTAGGAGGTATTGTCGGGTTAAAAGCTGTGTCGATAGCCGGAGGCGGGTTGTTGTACCGTTGGGGTAGAAATAATCTCATGAGCGAACAAACCTCACAAGCGATATCAAATGTCTCGCAATATAACATGGCAAGATTAGCACAAGGGAGCGGATATAATGAGATGTTCCGTAATGCTACAGACATTGTTACGCAAACAGGAGGTTCCAGAGCCGGATTAGTTTCTTTGATGAATACGATGACCGGATTAACTGTAGGAAATACAAAATTATCATCAAGAGACGCCCAATGGTTCGGACAATTAGCTGCTAAGATTTCTGCTGTTTCAGGCAGAGATTTGCAGATAGTCGGGTTGAACTTGCAACAATTACTTACTACGTGGCAAGGTATAGACATGAAAGAACTTTTCAAGTCAGTGCCTTTAATCGAGAAGTATGTTTTTGACCTTAGAGCGCAATCAAAGAATAAAGGAGAAGATATATATTCATTTATTAGAGAAAATCCCCAAGCTTTAATAAAGGCATTTGAAAGGTTTATAGGGCAATTTGAATTGCCGAGAGCGGGGGTATTGAAAGGTCGTGTTCAATTATCTGAAGAAAATTTAGAGGCTGATAAATTAGAGTATTTAGAAGACTTTTATGAAGATATAGCAAACACAAATATACATATAAACGAATCATTATCTAAGCTGTACAAGACATTCGGAGAGGGGTATGATGGTTCAATATTTCAAAAGGCTATATCTGCTTTCGATTCCTTTATTTCCGGTATTATAGACGTAGGAACTAAAATAATAAACTGGATAAATGAACATCCTACTATTAGCTCTTTTATAGGAGGATTTAGTTCAGGCGCATTATTGGGTTCATCTGCTGGCCCGATGGGGGCTGTTCTCGGTGGGCTTGCATCAGGGACTACGGCTGCATTGTGGTCTAAAGTGCCAGAATATAATTTGACGAAAGAGCAAGCGATTAGTAAGTTAAAAGGGACTATTCTTAGGACTAATTATATATATAGAGAGCCTTCAGATGATAAATTATATAAATCCGGTTATTTAACATCCGCTGTAAAAGATATAAAATTAAGTGCTGATGATATAGAAACTCTTTTCAATAATCTTAATAATTTAGGGACAAAGGAGGCAAAAGATTTAATAAAGAGATTAAGATATTATACCCCTGATTTGACAGCGTTATCACGGGCATTTGAATTAACTTCAAAAGAGTTTATTCCTGCTCCTACAGTATCTCCAGTTAAAGATGAGACGGGTCGTATGAAAGATTTATCAAAGGGAAGTAAATCTCTGATTATAAATTTCAACAAGTCCATAGTAGACATGGACAACCACATAAATACTACCGACCCATCAACAATAATGAGGGAAATAGAGGATTATGTATCACAGGCAATAGCGAGAGGTTTAAATATAGCGTTTAACCAAGCAACACCGTTAACATGACAAAAGAGAATGATTATAAAACGAGTTCAGGGTCTGAATTACAAGATAAATTCAGAAATACCGTATCTATTCCACAAAACATAAGGGGAGAGCTTGCAAAAGCGGGGGATACGATAAGAGATGCGGAGCAAACGGCAGCTACGGCATTAGCCCTTACGTTTTCTTCTGTAGGAATCGTAAAATCAGTGATACCGATATCATCAGAAGGAGGTTATATCAATGGGATAGGGAATAAGGTTAAGAGTTCATTGATAAACCAAAAAAACAGATATTCCGCTTCAAGCGCGAACGCGAAAGACAATCTTATTTCCGTGACAAATGAGAATGACTATATTTTCAGGATAAGCGATTATTATTTGCCGTTATCTTACAGCTTATCTATAAACGCATCAAAAAATATTGTCAAAAGCCAATTGGTAGACGGGTCGGCGATATATGAAATGACTTCATACAACCCCGCGGAGATAATATTAAGAATAAAACTTGAAAGGAAGCCTATAAACGACAATGGGAGGTATGACCCTATGTCTTTCCGGCAGAATCAAGGCGCAATGGCTGGCGATATAGTCAAATTTGCGACAGGTATAAATGATTTGTATAAAAACAAATCGGTATTCGCTATATACAACAATTTCACAAATAAAGAGGTAGGGATACAGTTCGTCGTATTGTCGAGATATGCCATAGACCCACAAGAAGGGTCTACAGTTACCAATATTACCCTTAATTTGCTTGAAGTAGATTTAACGCGTCAAACATTATTTGTAGAAAAACAATGAAATGTTATTGTAATTTTTTCAGGTGTGGCAATGAAGTCTGGATAGAAGGGAAAAAGATATTGAACTTTGTTTCTTTCGTATCCGAAAACACCGTTATGAAGCTGGCGGAAACAGCGGAAATAACGTTGCCTTTTTATTCTATTGCCTATTTGAAAGGAGATGAAATAATTACTGGCTCTAAAATTGATGTAGAAGGGCTTAATATAAAAATAGGGGCTCATATACAAGTATATGCCTATTACCATAATATCAATTACGGGGAACAGGTAAACATAAATTTCGAGAATGACCCAGAAGCGGGGAAAATGCTCGTATTTGACGGGTTTATAAAGAAAATAAAATCAGGGTTCCCGACTACTCTTGTATGTGAGGACAAATGTTTTATTTTGAGATTTGGAGTCGTAAATAAGGATTGGACACAAGAGACCTCGATATATGAAGGGTTGAAAGTCTGTTGCGATGTAGGGAATGAGGCATTCAAGAAATACCGTTCGGATAACAATCTTACAGGAGATTATGAAGAAATTTCCGTAGCCGATTATACCGCTACTTCGACATTCAACGAAAAATTATGGCAGGGGGTCAGCCCCTTTGAAGCAGCACAGATGTTAATGCGTAAATTCGGCATTTATACGGGCATTGACCCAGAAGGGAAATTATTTATGGGAACGGGATTAAAATACACCCAGAAAAAAACCATAAAATTAGACACTTCTGTAAATGTAATAGAGCGAGATGTATCTCCTAAAAACGGGAAATTCGAGAATTATTATGTTACGGTAAATGGCTATGTAAACGGCAAGCGTACGACAATAAATGTAGGGAATAAAGGGGATGGCAGACCTATCCGATTGAATTGCAGTTCTATACAGACACGAGAAGGGTTGGAAGAATTCGCAAATAATGCGTATCAAGGATTAAAGGGGGAATATAATAGCGGAACAATAACGACGTTGTTATATCCTCGCATAGATTTGTTCGACTATGTAAATTTCACTGACACATTATTCCCTGAAAACAGTGCGAATCTGTATGTATTAGGGATAAGAAGGGAATTCAACGAAAACGGATATCATGTTTCATCAAAATTGACAAATGAAGAATGGATGTTTTAAGTTATAGAAAAAGCTCCAAGTTCGATTCTGCAATGCAGGAATTAGGGGATAATTTAAGGAACGTGTTGAAAAGCTATTCTTCAGTATCTTTAGTATATGGTGAAGTTACTGGAGTAAATATGGAAGAGCTGACATTTGATGTCGTGTCGGACGATGATAACCAAATGTTCAATATCCCTCTTTCCATTATCCCCCATGATTCTACTTCTGTGATACAAATCCCAGAAATAGGCAGCAATTGTGTATTGGGGTTCGTGCAAGGGGAT